CCATCGGCAGCAGCAGTCTCCACTATTGTTCAGAACAACGCAAATGTGTATGCGGAGTCTTCTGAGATGAATAAGTATGGTGCAAGATTCAAATATAGTAAATTCTTGAAAATTGTTGATGATAGTCATGAAGCAGTCACTTCAAATATTACTACGGTAAAAATGAGAAGAGACTTGAGAGTTGTTACTGATACATTTGCCGAATATTCGATTGGATTTGGTAACGAGTTCTATATTAAGAGTATGGATGGTTATAACATTAAATCTTCTGGGTTTAATGTAGCAGGATTAACTGATGTATGTTATCTGGGCGATATTCCAGACACCAATAGAGTTACAGGTACAATATTCTTGTTCACTGTTCCAAATCTAGGTTCTCAGTCTCCTACTATTCTTAGAAGAAATGCAGGAACTATTAATTACGTTTCTGGAATCATAACTCTCAATCCTATCAATATTTTAACAGCAAAAGATAAAGATGGAATCCCCATCATTGAAATTGAGGCAACTCCACTCTCCAATGATGTTGTTGGATTACAGGATCTTTATTTGCAACTAGATATAGGGGGTAGTAACTTCCAAATGATCGTAGATGAAATCTCCTCTGGACTGGATCCATCGGCATCCAAGTATATTGTATCTTCAAGTTACGCTAATGGTAACCTGGTGAGAGCAGGTGGTAGTACAACCACTATAAGACCCACACAGGCGACTACAGGCACCACTGGTGGCACATCTACCACAACCACACAGACAGGTACAAGTGGTGGAACGACTTATTCAACTCCAACATCAACCACATCTACATCTGGATCCTCAGGTTCAAGTTCTTCATACTAAGACGATAAATCGATAAAATGTCAAATAACAGAGTCCAACTCAACAGCGTTGTTTCTAGCCAACTTCCTCAGTATGTGCAGGAAGATTATCCTTTAGTATCAAGTTTCTTAAAGCAATACTATCTCGGACAGGAATATCAGAGTGGACCTGTTGATCTGATTCAGAACATTGATGAGTATATTAAATTAGATACTACAACAAATCTAGTTGAATCCGTCACTCTTGCTGCTGATATCGACTTCTATACTAAAACAATCAATGTAGACCCTGTTGAGTCCCCTACAGGAACTATTGGATTTCCAGACTCTTATGGTCTACTGAAGATTGATAATGAAATCATCACATATAGAGAAAAAACTGAGTATTCGTTCACTGGATGTAGAAGAGGATTCGTTGGCATTTCATCCTACAAAAGTGGAATAAACAATGCTGAGTTAATATTTGAAGAAAGTGAATCTGATGATCATACTAAGGGCACTAAAATTGAAAACCTTAGTATTCTATTTTTGAAGGAGTTTTTACTTAAAACAAAAAATCAACTTCTTCCTGGATTAGAAAACAGAACTTTAGATGAAGATCTTAATCAAAATATCTTCTTGAAGCAATCCAAAGATTTTTATCTAAGTAAAGGAACAGATCAATCATTTGAAATTTTATTCAAGGCATTATATAACAAAGAAGTACAGGTTATTAGACCATCGGAGTTTTTATTCACCCCATCTAATGCTAGATATGAAGTTGTTAATCAGGTAATCGTTGAACCTGTTGTAGGTGATCCTGCTAATCTTGATGGTGCTACTTTATATCAAGATGCATATAAGTTTGATGATAATATACAAAAATCATATGTTCCAATCACTTCAGTAGAAAGGATAGAAGTTGGATTTGGAAAAACATATTATAAATTAAATTTTGATGGTGGATATAATAGAGATATTAGTGTTGATGGAGTTCAATATGGTCAGTTAAAGGTAGAACCATCTACAAAGGTGATTGGAGCAGTTTCCTCTGGATCCTCTATTTTTGATGTTGACTCTACCGTTGGATTTGGAACAACAGGTGAACTGTACGTAACATATACAGATACTACCACAGGTGTGGTATCATACACCTCAAAGTCTTTAACTCAGTTTTTTGGAGTTACAAACCTCACAAAAAATATTGCAGACACTACAACTGTTGGTGTCAACACGTTTGCATACGGTAGATCCAAACTTAATCAGGACGAAATAATTAAAGTAAGAGTATCGTCCGTATATAATTCTATCAAAACTCCTGAAAATACTATTTCTTTTAAAAAAGGAACCACTGCAAATGTGACTACTTATGGTTTTGATGAAGATAACTTCAAAACTAACAAGTGGGAATATAATACATCACCTTTGTATAATGTAGAAAAAGTAGAACTGCTTGACTCCTCTGATTTTACTTATCGCATTACTTTAGATACAAGACATTATATCAGAGTAGGAAACAGTATTTCCGTCGTTCTTAAAAGTAAAGCTAGGTTAGATTCTACTGTAATCAGTATTGATAATGAAAGGAGTTTGAGAGTAAGAGGTCAAGGAAATGTTGATACAACTCAAGTTTCTCATATTCAAAGAAAGATTCAAAAAGGGGTATCAAATACATTCTCAAACATAGAGCAGTTTTCTACAGGTGTTGATAACTTATATAAAGATGATGATGGCGATTATATCGTTGCCTCTACATCTATTCCAACTTATAATGCTCAACCACTTGAAGTAAATTCGGGTAAAGTTACTTTTTCTGGGACTTTTTCTGGAACAGAGTTTGAAATTACTCCAGGTGTAGAACATGGTTTTTACACTGGAGATGCAGTTTATTATGCAGCTAATACTACGACCACACAGAAAGTTGTTAATGAAAATGGTGATACTGAAAATGTAGAAACAAGAGGGTCTGCTTTATTTGATGATGGATTGTATTTTGTTGAAAGGGTTGATGGATTTACTTTAAAATTTGCAAAGAGTAGAGATGATATTAACAGTGGCAAATATTTAAGTGTTGGTGGAGCAACTGTCACTGATAACACGCTACAACCATATAAGAGTAATGGTAAAACTCTGAAACCTCAAAAACTTTTAAGAAAAATTTCTACACCGTTTGTTCAGGGTTCCAAAACTTCTACAAAACCTGGCACAACAGGAATTTTAATTAATGGTGTAGAGATTCAAAACTATAAGTCTAATGATATTATATCTTATGGACCTATTCAGAGTGTTGATGTTTTAGTACCATCAAATGGCATTGATGTAATCGATCTTCCAGATATGCTTATCAGTGACCCTGTTGGCACTGGTGCAACAGGGTCTATTGCGGTGTCTGGTTCTCTGAGAGAAGTCAGAGTCTTAGACAATGGATTTGATTATCTACATACACCAACTTTAAAGATTGATGGTGGAAATGGACAGGGTGCATTTGGTACGGTCAACATGAAGTTGATTGATCATGCACCAAAGTTTTTTGCTGATGAGGCATCTGATAAAGTTTCTTTGACAAATAATACCATTGGATTTTCGACATACCACAAATTTAGAAATGCAGAGCAGGTAATATATAAAACTTTTGATGAGCGATCTGTAGTTGGTTTAGACACAAGTGCGTTATACTTTTTGTCGGTAGTTAACAATACAACGGTTAAACTGCACCCAACTCAAGGAGACGCTATATCTGGTACTAATGCCATCTCTCTGACTGGATTTGGTGTTGGTAAGCACGCACTTCAGAGTGTTAATAAAAAATCTATTGTATCCTCTATCACTGTTGTCAATGGTGGAAGTGGATATGAGAATAAGAAAAGAACAGCACCTGTAACGGGAATCAATACATCATCAAATATCATCTCTATTAGCAATCACGATTATAAGAGTGGTGAAATAATTAAGTATAATGTTGTCGGAACGGTTGCTGAAGGTCTGACTAATAATACTGAGTATTATGTTACTGCAATAGATAAAGATTCTTTCAGATTGTCCACGGTCGGATTGAGTTCAGATAAAGAGTTTTACTATAGAACAAAACAATATATTGATATCAATTCTGTTGGTGTAGGAACTCATACATTTAACTATCCAGAGATCACTGCGACCCTTGTTGGAGAAGTTGGTATTTCTTCTATTGGCACTCAAGAATTTAAAGCATCAATTCAACCTATTGTAAGAGGTTCGATTACCTCTGTCCATATTCAAAATGGAGGTGTTGGATATGGATCGTCAGAAATTCTAAACCTTGATCGTCAACCAATAATTACGATAAACAGTGGAAGAGACGCTCAGGTAAAACCTGTCATAAATGATGGAAAAATTGAGCAGGTTATAATACTAAATGGCGGGCAGGGATACAAATCTACTCCTAACCTAAGAATAGCTGGATCTGGTGTTGGTGCAGTTTTAGTCCCAATCATGACTAATGAAACTCTTACCGAAGTAAGAGTTCTCGAAGAGGGTGGAGGATATGATGCAGATGATACCAGCGTTTTAGTGGAAACTGAATTTGATGCTGAAGAACAACCTGCATTTAAGACAAATCTTAAAATCTGGAGAGTAAATAACTTTGAGAAGAAATTTTCAACCTTTACTAAAGATGATGGATCTATTGTAACAGGTGATGATAGTCTTCAGTACACTCACCTCTACGCTCCAAGAGTTTTAAGAGAATCAACCTATGTTGTTGATTCTGAAGGCAATACGATTTATGGTCAGAGTGATCTTCAAAAAGTAAGCAGCATTGAGGTTGATTCAGATCAACACTCTCCAATCTTGGGATTTGCTTATGATGGAAATCCGATTTATGGACCATATGGATATACTACAAGTAAAGGTGGTGCTGTAACTCAGTTGAAATCTGGTTACATCCTTGATCTTAAGTCTGGAAGACCTCCTTTATCTAAATTCCCTGAAGGGTTCTTTGTCGAAGATTATACTCATAAGCAAATAACTGATGCTACTGTTCTTGATGAAAATAATGGAAGATTTGGTGTAACTCCAGAATTTCCAAATGGAACTTATGCTTACTTCATGACAGTTAATAATCTACAGACTGAAGCATCTGGAGTATTTGAAAAATATAAGAAACCAGTCTTCCCATATATTATAGGAGAAAACTATCATTCTGTTCCAAATGAATTTAATTTCACTAAAGCACAGAATCAAGATAGTTTTGACTTTGAAGAGAATGGTCTCCGTAGAAACACTAATCCACTTAACTTGATTTCAGATGATAGAGAATATCCATATCTCTTCATTCCAAATAATCTAGACCAGACGGCAAAAATAAATGGAGTGGCACCAGGAACAATTGATTCTATTGGTATTATTACTGGCGGAACTGGTTATAGAGTAGGTGACACTTTAAACTTTAATAATGATGGAAGTGGTGGAGAGGGTGCTTATGCTAAGGTTACCAAAGTAAAAGGAAAATCAATCTCCAATATTAGTGTAGCATCTAGTTCTATTAGTAATGTGGAGATTTATCCAAAGTCATCTGGACTTTATGAAGTGGTATGTGATAATCCTCACGAGTTCCAAGTTCTGGATGTGGTGAGAATTGCAGGTCTCTCTACCAACGGTAGCGGAATAGAGGGAACCTATAGTGTAGGAATCTCTACTAATGTGCTTCGCCTTGCTGGAGTTGGAACAACTGCAGTAGCAATCGGCACTGAAGCAGTAACAGGTCTAGTCACTTATTTTAGTGTAACCGGCAATATTCTCGACACTAAAGTAAACGATGTTTTAGGTATTGGTACAGAAAAAGTTAAAGTCCTTAATGTGGACTTTGAAAACTCAAGATTAAGAGTTTTAAGAGCAGTTCGTGGAACTGTTTCTGCTGGACATACGATAGGTAAGTTATTACTTGAGGATCCTAGAAATTTTGATATCAGAACTGGTATCTCTTCCTCTTATACTTTTACTAGAAATGAGCAAGTTTACTTTGACCCCGCAGAAACCGTTGGTGTAGGAACCACTGCTGGAGTCGGTATCGGTTCTACCTTGTTCTTTGCCAATCCAGGTGCAGGAATCACTCAAAAGTTCATTCCAACTAAGGCACTTTACTTTAAAAATCATAACTTTAAAACAGGTGATCAGTTAACATATTCTCCAGGAAATGGTGGAACTGGATTATATGTTGAGGACGAAACTAACGCAGGTGTTGGTTTAGGAACCACTCTGACTAATGGACAAAAACTATTCGTTGCTAAGATTGATGATGATCTCATTGGAGTTGCAACGGTAAGAGTTGGTTTAGGAACAACTGGAACTTTCGTCGGAGTTGCCAATTCTCATAGAAGTTCTTCAACTCTGTTCTTTAAAGGAGTTGGTGTTGGTAATACACATAGTTTTGAAACCAATCATACTGTAATAACTGGAGAAGTAAAGAAGAATACAGTTACAGTAAACACCACTGAAGCACATGGAATCAGTCCTTTACATAAAGTTGATGTATTTGTCAATCCAAGTTCACAGCAGACTGTAGTTGTAAAATATAATGATTATAATAGAAATCTTGTCTTTAATCCCTTAGGGTTTACCTCTACTGGAATCAATACTTCTACTGGTGCGATCTTTATTCGAGATCATGAACTTAATAGTGGAGAGAAAGTAATTTACAATGTTGGTGTTGGTAGTGAAGTTGCAGAAGGACTCACTAATAATAAAGTTTATTATGTTTCTAAAGTTGATGACAATAACTTTAAACTGTCAAATACTTACTATGATGCTACGAAAGACATTCCTGTAACTGTAGGGGTAGCTAGTACAGGACTTGGCGGCAATATTAATCCCATTAATCCACCAATCACACTGTATAAAGATTCTACGGTAACTTTTGATCTCTCAGATTCTTCACTTGGATATTCCATATTGGGATCTGATTATCCTGCTTTTGATTTTAATCTTTACCGCGATAAGGATCTAAAAGTTCTCTACAGAAGTTTTAATTTAGTTAAGTCTGGACAAGTTGGTTCTGCAGGAGCTAAGGCAGTATTAACTGTCAATTCTAGTTTACCTGAGATTTTATATTATAATGTTGATTTAGTTTATGACTCAAATCTACCATTAGTCAAGTCTGAAAGAGTTGTAGATACTGATGTAATCTCAGGAAATGAAATCATTGTAACTAATAGTGTATATAATGGTAATCACAGAATCACCATTGGAAGCACAACATCTTTCTTGTATGATTTGCCCGATTTTCCTGAGAGTGTATCTTATGCTTCCACTACTTCTAATCTTTCTTACGAAACAGATTGTGATCATACAAGAGGTTCAATAGCAAAGATTGAAGTCTTAAATGGAGGTAAGAACTATTACGATCTTCCAGGAATCACTACATTAACCACTAACGGTGGTAGTGGTGCAATTTTAGAGGCACAAAGTAATACTATTGGTTCTCTGAAATCTACAACAATTCAAGACGTTGGATTTGGACTTCCTTCAGATCCAACACTAAGACCAAAACTTCTTTTCCCACAATCTATTCGTATTGAACCAGCGGCAACGTTCCTTCAGGTTGGTATTACTTCATTTGGTAGAGGATTTTCTATTACTCCAAAATTAGTTGTAGTTGATGGAAAATCTCAGTTACCTATTAATGACGTAGATCTCAGAATGACCCTTGGAAATTCTAACGTCGAAATCCTTAGGAACACTAAGGCACTGTCTAATGTGCCTCCAACTATAATTCCAACTGGAACGGATTCAGGTGTAGGTATAAGCACTATTGAATACTTCCCTACAACTAAAGATGCATTGATCACCTTAACTGCAGGTTTTAGTGCGGATGTTGGTTTTCCCTTTGCCGTTGGCGACAAAGTTCTCATAGAAAATGTAAGTGTTGGGGTAGGATCTACAGGAACAAACTTCAACTCTTCTGATTATGATTATAAGTTATTTGAGTTAACTGAAGTTACTCCAAATCTCTCTGGAATCGGATCTGTACGATTTAACATGTCTGATGTGTTAACAGAAAATGATCATCCAGGTCAGTTTGATGCTGTAAATTCTACAGGAAGAATCACGGCACAAAAACACTTCCCTACTTTTGAATCTTTCCTGACACTTAGTGATTATATTGTTGGGGAAACTGTAACTTCTGGTTCAAAAACTGGTAAAGTTGAAGAATGGAATCCAGTCACTGCTACTATAAGGATATCTTCGGATGATGAGTTTGTAGTTGGAGAAAGAATTGCAGGAAAATCCTCTAATCTTGTTGGTACTGCAACTTCAGTAACTTCATTCAAATCTTATCTAAACTATGCAGCGAGTTCTAAAGTAGTAAGAGGATGGCAAAATGATTCTGGAGAACTTAATTATGATCTTCAAAGGGTTCAAGATAATTTCTACTATCAAAGGTTCTCGTATTCTTTGAAATCAGAAGTTCCATACGATACTTGGAATGATGTTGTTTCTGCAACCAACCATACTCTAGGATATAAAAAGTTTTCTGATTATCAGTTAGAGTCAACTGCTGCTAATAGTATGAAAGTTGGAGTTTCAACTGAAGTAGGAACTGTAGATGCTGTTAATGAGATAACTGGATTTGGAGACTTTAATTGTGTTCATGACTTTGATTTAGTTACAGAAAATAATATCAATGCTGGAACAATATCGAATGAGGTAGTATTCTCTAATAGAATCCTTACGGATTATTTTGAATCTGTTGGAAATAGAGTTCTTTCTATTGATGATATTAGTGGAGATTTTAATAGTGAACCTAGATCGACTGCTTTTAGTGTTGTTAATACGTTCTCTTTAGAAAAAACAGCGCATAAATTTATTACTTTTGTAAAGGATAAAAGATTTGTTGCTCAGCGACAAATTTTACTTGTAGATGTACTCACTGATGGAACCAGTGCATATCTGAATCAATTTGGCAGAATAGAAACTACATATGATCAGGGTTCCTTTGACTTCTCGATTTCTGGTAGTGATGGTCAATTAACCTTCTATCCAACTAACTCTAGTGTCAACGATTATGATGTTACCACTGCTGATTTTAGTTTAGCTGGCATTTTCACAACAGGTGTTGGTTCAACAAATCTTGGTGGCATAGTTGATGTATCCACTGCAAGTACGACGGTAGGTAGTGGAGTTACTACTACAATCGTATCTATTGCAAATACTTACACTTCAGCAAAAGTTATTGTTAATATTGATCCAGACATTACTGAAACTAAATTTGAAATGGTTGAGTTGAACTTAGTTCATGATGGAACTAACGTTGAACTCTTAGAATATGGAAGAATGGCAACAGGTGGATTTGCAGAGTCCTCCGAAACTGGATTTGGCACATATCACCCTTATATTGATGGTTCTAACTTAAAGATAGATTTTATCCCCGCTGTTGGAGTTGGAACCACAGGTTCAATTAATGCGATGATTGTTGGACTTGCCACTGCTACTTCTACTGGAATCTCTACCATTTCATTACAGAAACTCAATCTAGAAGCACAAACTACCTCTATTAGTGCATCTGGGTCTCCTGGAATCACCACAGTATCTTCTTTCAGTGGAGATTTTGATGTAGCACATTATATTATTCAGGTTACAGATACTACGAATCATAGAGTTCAACTTTCCGAAGTAGTTGTTGCTGAAAGTTTTGTAGATTCATCTAATCCAGGTGATACCTTCTTTACTGAATTTGCTAATCTTGAAACTCATACTGGACTTGGAACATTTGGATCTGTACTTGCTTCAGATGGAACTAATTCGTTAGTGTTTACACCTGAACCTAGTATTGACACAGTGGTTACTGTGTTTGCTCAAGAGTTGTCTATAGATGTTGCCGATGAAAATGCTCCAACTGAAATTGATTTCACTAATGGATTGATTCAAACTCAACCTGGAACTTATACAGGAACTGAGTCTGATGTTATGAGAGCATTTGGATTAACTCATAATAATGATGAAATATTTGAAAGATATTTCACTGGTAATGATAGTAATGTTGTTAATCTTACAGAAAATACCATTACTATTCCAAACCATTTCTATGTAACTGGTGAAAAGATTGAATATCATCATGTTGGGACAACTACTTCCGCAGTTGGTATTGCAACCACATCATTTACAGGTGCAGCAAATACAACATTCTTGCCTACTGAAAATGTATTTGCAATTAAAGTTAGTGACAATGCAATCAAACTCGCTAGAAGTGCTGCAGATGCACTTAATGAACCTCCTCTTGCAGTAGAACTAGAAAGTGTTGGTATAGGAACCTCTCACAGATTTGTTGCTACTAATCAGAATGCCAAGGTGATGGTTGCTATTGATAACATTCTTCAATCTCCTATTGTTGCTACGTCAGTGACAACTGGTTTATCGACAAACATCAATAATACTCAAGAAACCATTACGTTCAGTGGAATTACGTCTTTCTTTGGATCTGATCTTATTAAGATCGGCAATGAGGTTATGAAGATTGAAGGTGTTGGTATTGGATCAACTAATGCAATAAGAGTCCGTAGAGAATGGTTAGGAACTAGAGCTAGTGCTGCTGATACAAGTGCCCTTATCACAAAAATGAGTGGTAACTATAATATTGTAGATAATGTTCTTAACTTTGTTGAGGCACCCTTCGGCAATACTCCATTTGGAACTGTAACTAACCGTCCAGATGAGAGAGACTGGACTGGTATAACAACAGGTTCTTCTTTCCAAGGTAGATCGTTTATTCGATCTGGCATTACTAATGAATCATCTGATTCCTATTCTAAAAATTATATTTTTGATAATATTAATGATAAGTTTAATGGAACCACCAATGATTTTACGTTGACGCAATCTGCCTCAAATGTAACTGGAATCACTAATGAAAATGCAATTATCTTAATCAATGATATTTTCCAAGTTCCATCGGCAATAAAAGACTACACTCTTGAAGAATCTTCAGGAATTACAACCATTACATTTAATGGAAGTTCACCACAAACTCCATTAGGACCTGATGTAGGTATTTCTAGTTTCCCTAAAGGTGGAGTGATTGTATCTGTCGGTTCAACTGAAGGTTTTGGATATCAACCCCTCGTTTCTGCTGGAGGAACAGCAGTGATCTCTGGTTTTGGTACTGTTCTTTCAGTTTCTATTGGTAATAGTGGTTCTGGATATAGATCTGGTATTCAAACGACTGTCAACGTAGGTGTTGGAACTTCTAGCACTGGAACTGGAAATATTGAATTTATTGGAACTGCTGCCATAAGCGGTGGCCATATTGTAAGTGTTGCTATTACAAATCCAGGAACAGGATACACTCATACCAATCAACCATTTGTTGTATTTGATGATCCTTTATCATATTCAAATATGCGCTTGTTCTATAGTTCCTCTTCTGCTGCTGGGGTTGGAACTGAGGCAACTGTGGATGTTGTGGTTGGTAATGGATCTAGTGTAATTGATTTTGAAATCCAAAATACTGGTTATGGTTATAGAGAGGAAGCGATACTTACAGTCGCTATCGGTGGAACAACAGGAATTCCTACTACTTCTTCTTATTCTGGAAATGAGTTCCAAGTCACTGTTGATGAAGTTGCTGACGATAAGTTCTCCGGATGGTCTATAGGAACTTTAGAACTTCTTGACAACATTGAAGATTTGATTGATGGTGCAAGAAAAGATTTCCCACTTACATTAAATGGAGCAATCACTTCTATTGTATCTTCTCCAGGTTCTAAGATTGATGTGCAAGATGTATTAATCATCTTTGTAAATGACATTTTACAAGTACCAGGTCAAGGATATGAATTTAGTGGAGGAAGCACGCTTACATTTACTGAGGCACTGAAGATAGGTGATAAAGTTACCATTATCTTCTATAAAGGAAATGGTGATAGTGATGTTATTTTTAGAGACGTTATTGAAACCGTCAAAAAAGGTGACACTCTACAACTCAATCATATGGCAAGCACTCAAGCACAGAGTCTTGATGAGGATAAGAGAAGTGTTCTTAACATTCTTTCAACTGGTAACGTTGAAACTAACCCTTATTTCGGACCTGGAAACACTAATGATGTAACTTTGGTAAGACCAGTTACATGGTGTAGACAAACCGAAGATAAGATTATTGACGGCATTCCAACAGGAAAAGATAGAGAACTGTACGAACCAGTTATTAATCCAACTTCGTATATCATCAAGAATGTTGGAGTTGGATCAACTGCTGTATATGTTGATACATTAAGACCACTCTTCAATCCACAAAACGAGGCAGCTAACAAACAATTCCAGAACAAGATAAAATTTATTGCTCAGGAACCTAAAGTTGGTGCATCTGCAACCGCTGTAGTTTCTGGACTTGGAACCATATCTTCTGTGGTCATATCTGATGGAGGTGTTGGATATAGCACTGCTACTGTAAGTTTTGGATATACCTCCGATTCTAGAGCGTTTGGTACAGTAACGATCAGTGCAGGTGGAACTGTAACTGGTGTTGCAATCACCTCTCCTGGCGTCGGATATACATATACAAGTGTACCAACTGTTCTGATTTCTCCTCCAGGTCATACTGAAGAAGAATGTGATGTCGTAAGTTACGCTGGTGATAACGGTGTCATTGTTGGATTTGGAACTACTGCTCCTGGTCCACAATTTATCTTTGATATTCATATTCCATATGACTCTTTCCTCAGAAACACTGCTGTTACTGGAACTGCAGTAACACTTACTTCTATCGGAGTGAATGACTACTTTATAATTAATAAGTCTAATGTTGGTATGGGAAATACATTTGATGGAATATATGAGGTCTCCAGTGTAGAGACTCTGACTAGAGATGTTGTTGGCATATCCACAACTGTCAAAAGAATATTCGTTGATGCCTCTAGTGTTCCTTCAGGATACTCTTCAGGAATCACGACTTCCGATAATGGATTTGGTGTGTTTAGTTGGGGAAGAATCGATCTTAAGTCGAGAAATATTTCCACATCTTATACAGCATATACATCTGGTATAACTACCTCGACTAGAGTGGTTAGATCTAACTTCTTAAAGTCTAAAAATTATACTGCAAACTCTTAATAAATAAAGAAAAACTCTGTCCAAAATGGCTGCTATTATAACGGATCAGATTAGAATATTAAACGCAAAGAATTTTATTGCTGGAGTGCTTGACTCCAACAATTCTTATTATTCCTTTGTTGGTTTAACTAATGCCACTGATTATCAAAGTGATTGGGATACTGATCCTCCTGCACCAAAAGATAATTTTAATGAAGAAAATGACTATTGGGATACAATGGTCGCTTTGAAAAAAATTAATACTGCTGATGCAAATCAAGTAGTTCCAAAAAGAACTTGGAGTTCTGGAACTGTGTATGATATGTATCGTCATGATTATAGCAGAACAAATACTGCAAAGGTTTCGGGTTCTACTTCCCTATATCTTTCAACTTATTTTGTAATCAATAGCGATTTCAGAGTTTATCTTTGTTTGCAGAATGGTACTGATCCTGATAATCCAACAGGAAAAGCATCTTTGGATGAACCCGCTTTTACTGATTTAGAACCAAGAAGTGCAGGCACTAGTGGTGATGGATATATTTGGAAATATCTTTATACTATTAAACCAAGTGAAGTTGCTAAGTTTGAATCAACTCAATACATGCCAGTTCCAAGAAACTGGGCAACTGCAACTGAAAATGAAGCAGTTAGAGATAACGCTGTTGATGGTGGAATCAAGATTGTTACAATCACCAATCGTGGAGTGGGTTTAGGTACTGCTAATTCAACTTATACTGGAGTTCCCATCAAAGGTGATGGAGTCGGAGCAGAATGCACCATTGTCATTGATGGTAATCAGCAGGTAGGACAAGTCGTTGTTTCTAGTCAGGGTTCTGGTTATACATATGGCAACGTTGATTTAGTTGCAGGTGGAGTTCCTACAGGAACTACAAGACCTACTTTTGATGTTATTATTCCTCCTCAAGGAGGACATGGTGCAGATATCTATAGAGAACTGGGCGCATATAATGTGCTTCTTTATTCTAGAATTGAAAATGATAATGAGAACCCAGATTTTGTTACTGGTGCTCAAATTGCAAGGATTGGTGTTGTAGAAAATCCTGAACAGTTTGGATCAACTACAATTTTAAGTTCAGATAAAGCATCTGCAGTAAGTGCTCTGAGATTAGTTGGAACTGGATACAGCACCGCTACGTTTACAGCAGATTCTTATTTTACCCAAACAGTCGCCACTGGAACGACTGCAGTGGGAAGAGTTGTCAGTTATGATCAAACTACAGGAGTACTTAAGTTTTGGCAAGACAGAAGTGTTGCTGGATTTAATACGGTTGGAACGGCACAGACTCAACCCACATATGGTTTTGATTTAACTGAGTTTACCTCTTCACCTGCATCAGGCGGAAGTTTAACGATCACCCCATCCACAGGATCTAATTTAAGTATCGACACTAACTTCTCCGGTATCTCAACCGTAATAAATAATCGTACATACTATCTTGGTCAGAGTTTCACGAGTGGTGTTGCCAGTCCTGAGGTCAAAAAACACTCTGGAAATATTATCTATGTTGACAACAGACCATCTATCACCAGATCGTCAAACCAAAAGGAAGACATAAAAGTTATTTTGCAGTTCTAAAGAATTATGCCACAGCAGACGAATCTAAACGTAGCGCCTTACTTTGACGACTTTGATCCCGCTAACGACTATCATAAGGTATTATTCAAACCTGGTTATCCTGTTCAGGCAAGGGAACTAACAACCCTTCAGTCTATCCTGCAAAATCAGATTGAAAAATTTGGTCAGCACTTTTTTAAAGAAGGTGCTAAAGTTATTCCTGGAAATACTTCATATTCGCGTTTATATTATGCGATTCAGTTAGATAATAATTTTCAAGGAGTTCCTGTAGCTGCTTATGTTGATCAGTTAATTGGAACAACTATTACGGGTGAAAGATCTGGTGTAACCGCTGTTGTTGATAGTGTTATCCTACCTGAAGATTCAGAGCGTGGCAATCTGACTCTGTACGTTAGTTACTTAGGTTCTAGTACAACAAATAATCAAACACAAACATTTTTTGACGCAGAAACTTTAACCTGCAACGAGGTTATTATTTCTGGACTGCTTGGAAATACTAATATTCCAGTTGGTTCTGCTTTTGCTAGCACCATTCAAAATAACGCTGCTGCCACTGGATCAGCATTCCAGATCGATAATGGGGTATATTTTGTTAGAGGTAACTTTGTAAATGTAAGTAGAGAAACTTTAATCCTTGATCAGTATGGCAACACTCCAAGTTATAGAGTTGGTTTCTTTATAAATGAAGAGATTGTAACAGCAGATTTGGATGAGTCTTTGAATGACAATTCTCAAGGATTTAATAACTATGCTGCTCCTGGTGCTGATAGACTTCAGATCAGTGTAAGTTTATTTAAAAAACCACTAGACGATTTTTCTGACGATAACTTTATTTTACTTGGAACTATAATCAATGGTGTTCTCCAGTTAGATAATCAAAAATCTCTTTTTGGTGGAGATTCTGGTTATAATAATGTTGTTGACACTCTTGCCAGAAGAACTTTTGATGAATCTGGACATTACTATGTAAAAGCATTTGATGTATCTGTAGTAGAATCTTTAGATAATCAAGTTGGAAATAACGGAATCTTTAATGCCGGACAGTTTACTCCTGGAGGAGAACAACCCTCAGATAATCTTGCTCTGATTAAAATTTCTCCTGGAAAGGCATATGTAAAAGGTTATGAGTGTGAAACACTTCAGACAACTTTTATTGATTTAGATAAACCAAGAACCACAAAAACTATTGAAAATCAAGGTTTTACTTATAATACAGGTCCAACTTTTAAAGTTAACAGTGTTTACAGATCACCTACAGTTGGAGTTGGAAATACTTTCGTTGTAAGTTT